AAATCAGAAACATTAGCTAAGAAAATGTACGAGTTGTGTTGTCAAGAGATTTCTAAAAGAGGCAAAAATGTGTTCGCTTTATACTCTGCATTTACTAACTATGCATCTTATGCAGATGAGAGAAATGGTTTTTCATTACGTAATACAGGCAAGGATACTGTTGCACAATCCATGTGGGCAAGAGAACAAAAAGTAGCACAATGGATAGCATCACCTCAGTTCAAATCATTGATGGCAGCTTAAAATGAAAGTGAAAACTTTGATACAGGACTACTATTTATCCTTTGAATACAACAACTTACGTGAAGAAACTAAAGCACAATATAAATACTTTTTAGATGTGTTTGCTAATACTTCCGTAGATAAAAATAAAAAGCTAGGTGGTGTAATGCTACCTAGTTTGACCACGAAGATGGCTAAGTTGGCATATAATTCTTGGTGTGAGAGAGGAGTATCAATGGCTAATCACGTTATGTCTGTAGCTAGAGTTCTTCTAAATTATGGCATAAATATGGAGCACTGTACTCAGAATCCGTTCAGTAATATCAAGAAAAGATTATCAACTAGTCGTAAAGTTGTGTGGTCTAAGAAAGATGTTATCAGGTTTCTTGATACCTGTTACTCAGACTTTAATACAAGAAGTATTGGTCTGATTGCACACATGGCATACGAATGGTGTCAAAGAATTGGCGATATGAGATTACTTGAGTGGTCTAACATAGATTTTGAGGAGAAAAAAATGTATTTGTTACAATCAAAACGTAGAGCAGAAGTATTTTTACCTATATCAGATGAACTATACGAGATGTTACGTCAGCAGAATGATGATTACGGGTTTCAAAAGTATGTAGCACCTCGCCCAAGAGCCTACAGAGGGTCTTACAAGCCTTATTCACTTACTAAGCTACCCTTACTAGCTAGAAAGGTTATGGACTCTGTAGGGCTATCTAAGGAGCTTAGATTGAGTGACTTACGTAGAACAGGTACAGTAGAAATGGTAGATGCAGGTGTATCTATGGGTAATATTATGTCAGTAACAGGACATGCTAACCCACAATCCGTTAAACCTTACATGAAAAATACGTTTGCTAGTGCTAATTTGGCATTAAATAAACGCAGGGGGTTGACAGAAAAAAATATCCATGGTACAAGCATTGTATATGCCGACAAGGAAGGGTAATATAATAATATGATTAATATATATACATATGTAAAACAATTAGATGTAGGGAATGGAGAGACTAAAAGATTAAATTGTCCTCTATGTAATTCTTATAAAACATTTTCTGTCACAAATAATATGGGTTCTCTTCTTTGGAATTGTTACAAAGCTAGTTGTAGTACAAAGGGCAGTTCTCGTGTTCATTTAAGTGCAGATGAGATACGTTCAATACAAAAGAAAGAAGAAAGGGTAAAAGAAGATACATTCACTATGCCTGATTTCATTGTGCCTCACAGATACAGAAAAGAAGTTATGAATTTTTGTGAGCTATGGGAGTTGGATATAGATGAAGTTGAAATGTACTATGATGTTAAAGAAAGCAGAATAGTATTTCCCATCAAAAAAGATGGAGTAATTGTTGATGCTACAGGTAGGTCAATCTATAATAAATTACCTAAGTGGAAAAGATATGGTAATTCAGACTTGCCTTTTACTCATGGTAGTGGTAGTATCGCAATCGTAGTAGAGGATTGTGTTAGTGCAGTCTCTGTTGGTAATGATGTATATGTTGGGTTAGCTGTGTTAGGTACGTCATTATTAGATTCCCATAAGAGATTTCTATCACAGTTCTCTACTGCCGTAATAGCCTTAGACCCTGATGCATTGCCAAAAACACTAGCCTTTGCAAAAGAGTTACGAGGATATGTCAAGGACATTAAGATACTTAGATTGACAGATGATTTAAAATATCGTAAGCCTAATGACATGCAAAACTTAATGAGTTTAACCCAAAAGGAGACACAGGAATGGAATTAGCATTAGTAAGAAGTCTTATGGATAAGTCTTTCTATGATGACCATAGAGGGGCAAGATGTCCTGACAGATTGTTTAGTAAAGATACTAGAAAAATAAAACAAGCTATTGATACTGCAATGAGTAGGTATGAACGTAATGTCACACCTGATGAAATAGAAGCTTTGTTTATGTCAAGTAATCCAACGATGACTACAGCACAGAAGCAAGCTTACAGTTCTTTGTTCAGAAAAATTAAGAACGAGCAACCTATGGGTGCAGATGTAGCACAAGAAGTATTGTCAAAGTTATTTCAACAAGTTGTTGGCGAAGATATTGCTAACATTGGATTTGATTATGTGAATGGTTCTCATTCAAGCTTAGAACCTATACGTAATATACTTGAAATGTATGGAGATGATTTTACACCTAACCTTAACGTGGAGTGGGATGATATGGATATTGATACACTATTAGCAAAAAATGATTTAGAAGCTAGATGGACATTTAACGTGCCATCTTTAACAAGACAAGTTGAGGGCATTAATGCAGGACACTTAATTGAAGTAGGAGCAAGACCTAACACAGGTAAAACTTCTTTTCATGCAAGTTTGTTAGCAGGTCCTAATGGTTTAGCAAGACAAGGTGCTAGTTGCATTATCTTGTGTAATGAAGAAGGTAGTCACAGGGTTGGTGCAAGATACTTAACAGCATCAACAGGTATGACAATGAGAGAGATAAAAGCAAACCCTACAAAGGCTCGTGACTTGTATGAACCTATTAAGAAAAACATTAAGATAAAAGATGCGACAGGCAGAGACATGTCATGGGTTGAAAGTGTATGTAAATCTTATAAGCCTGACATTGTTATACTTGATATGGGCGATAAGTTTGCACGTACCGCAGGTTTCGCTAGAGCAGATGAAGCCTTAAAAGCTAATGCTATACATGCTCGTATGATTGCTAAAGAGCATCAATGTGCAGTCTTTTATATGTCACAACTATCTGCTGATGCAGAGGGTAAGGTGCTACTGAATCAAAGTATGATGGAAGGTTCACGTACAGGTAAAGCTGCTGAAGCTGACTTAATGATTTTGATAGCTAAGAATCCACCAAGACAAGATTCTGAAGAAGAAGATTTACAAAGACATTTGAATGTGGTAAAAAATAAACTTACAGGATGGCATGGTGTCGTTCATTGTAATTTAAATTACCAAGTAGGAAGGTATGAAGTGTGACTTATATACCAATTTATAAGAGGAAAATAAAATATCTTAACAAAAAAGATGCTGAGAGATTAAATCTTCCTCTTAAAACAAATGATATAAGAGATGATGGATATGTCTTCCAGTATTATTACACAAGGGGTGATGCTATATACGAAATGTGGCACTCTCCACAAACTATGAAAAATACATCTATTCGCAAAAGTAAAGATAAAAGAGAACATAGTAAAAAAACTAGAAATTTTATTAAAAGGGTAAAACTATATCTTGGTTGTAATATTTGTGGGTATAAAAAATGTAGTGATGCTTTACATTTTGACCACATTGATGTAAATAATAAATTTAGAGAAATCAGCAAGATGGGTGTGTATAGTTTTAAAAGTATAAAAGAAGAAATGAGAAAGTGTAGAGTGTTATGTGCTAATTGTCATGCCGAGCATACACAAGTTCAAAGAGAAGAAGGATTATTTAATAATGAAATTAACAATTGATGTAGAAAATACTGTTACTCATCGTGATGGTAAAATGCATCTTGACCCATTTGAATCTACAAACAAACTTGTCATGGTTGGTTGCTTAACAGATACAGGTAAAGAGTATTTGTTTCGTGATAACTTTGATGGTGTACAAGAGTTGTTAGATGAAGCCACAATTCTTATAGGTCATAATATTGTTCACGACCTTATGTGGTTGTGGGAGTGTGGCTTTAAATACGAAGGTTCAGTATTTGATACAATGTTAGGCGAATATGTCTTGCAACGTGGTCAGAAACAACCATTGTCTTTAGAAGCATGTGCTGAGAGATATGAACTAGAAACTCAGAAACAAGATACTCTGAAAGAGTATTTCAAAAAGGGTGTAGGTGTTGACGAGATACCACATGAAGAGTTATCAAGTTATTTGTCTGCAGACTTACATGCGACACAACAACTATCTGACAGGATATATAGAAAACTAAATACTGTTGAGTATGCATCTTTGATGGATACAGTTATCTTAACAAACAAAGTTGCAGTTACTTTGGGTAGAATATATCAGAGAGGATTCAAGGTTGATGTTTCTAAGCTTGATGAAGTTAGAGTTGAGTTTGAAAAAGAAAAGCAACAGATTGAGGGAAGGCTAAATGAACAGGTAAAGTATCTAATGGGTGATACACCTATTAATTTAAATAGTCCTGAACAGATGTCTTGGGTTATCTATAGTAGAAAACCTATAGACAAAGCAATGTGGGCAAACAACTTCACACCATATATGGATGTGCAAGAGTATAAAGACAAAGTAAAAGAGTACTCTGATACATTGTACAAAACACAGGCAGTAAAATGTTATGAGTGCAAGGGAGAAGGTTACATAAGAAAGGTAAAGAAAGATGGTAGTTTATACTCTAAGCCAAACAGGTGTAATAATTGTAATACTTATGGCTACTTATTTAATGCTACGAAACATGTAGCAGGGCTAAAGTTCTCAGCACCCAATGCTAAGTGGATTAGTGCTAATGGTTTTACAACTAATAAAGCATATTTAGATATATTACGTAATGTAGCTAAGAAGAATAATTTAACTGATGCTGTAAACTTTCTAACTGACTTACAAAGATTGTCTGCATTGGATACTTATTTATCATCTTTTGTTGAAGGCATCAGTACACATGTGAAATCAGATGGCAGGTTGCACGTTAGATTGCTTCAGCACAGAACTTCAACAGGTAGGTTTAGTGGTGCTGACCCTAACATGCAAAACATGCCTAGAGGTGGTACATTTCCTGTGAAGAAAGTATTTGTATCACGTTGGGAAGGTGGAAAGATATTGGAAGCTGACTTTGCACAGTTAGAGTTCAGAACAGCTGCCTACTTATCACAAGACAAAATAGCAATGAAGGAGATTAACGATGGTTTTGACGTACATTCATACACTGCTTCTGTCATTACGGAATCAGGTCAGAAGACTTCTAGGCAAGAAGCCAAAGCCCATACCTTTGCCCCTCTATATGGAGCAACAGGATTTGGGAGAACGAATGCTGAAGCAAAATATTATGAACAGTTCACACAAAAATACAAGGGAGTTGCATCATGGCATTCCCGATTGGCTAAAGAAGCTTTAGAAACACGTATGATAACAACCCCATCAGGTAGGCAGTTTTTATTTCCTGATGTTGAGAGAAGAATGAATGGAACTGTTTCACATTTTACACAAATAAAAAATTACCCTGTACAAAGCTTTGCGACTGCAGATGTAGTGCCATTAGTTTTAATAGAAATAGATAAAGCACTTGACAGGTATAATTCTTGTGTGGTAAATACTGTACATGACTCTATAGTAATAGATATTCATCCACATGAGACAGAAGACGTATTGAATATCATTCGCAATATGAATAGGACATTGAATAACTTGATAAATATAACATTTAAAATTGATTTCAACGTACCTCTTTTATTAGAAGCGAAGATAGGAGATAATTGGCTTGACACAAAAGACGTGTCGTGATATAACTAGGATTCTTTTGAAAGGAGAAAATATACAAATGAATGAAATAACAACTATTAATACAGATAATTACGCAACTATGGCGAAAGCTATGGGTTTGCCTACTGCATCTGTTGACAAGAAGACCAATGTACTAAATAGGTTTAGACTTTGGCATCAAGCTACTATGGGCACAGATACAAACAGTCAAGGTAAAAAGATAATTACTGAAGTTGTTGAGGGTGGTTCATATAGGCTAGAAGAAGTAGGGAGTCCTTCAACTTTTTACTTTTCCAAGAAGGTTAAATTCAGACCCTTTATGCAAAGATTCATGTATAAAAAATATGTTGCCTACAAGAACCCTAAAGAGGGAGAAAAGAAAGGCTATTATATAAACTCTGTTTTATCTGACAATCTAAATATAGATTTAAAAGATGATGCAGGAACATTTAACTGTGGTAAACCTGCAGGGTTCGTAGAAGATTTTCAGTCTTTGCCTGACTCTGTAAAGCAATCCATACGAGATGTAAAAAGATTTAGAGTTCTTTTTGGTACAGTAACATTATTGCAACCTATAAAAGCTTCTGATGGAAATGAAGTAGAGAAAGAGTTAGCAAGCTTTCCTGTTATTTGGGAAGTTAGCAATAACACAGACTACAAAGCTTTAGGTAATGTATTTAGTAAATTTGCCCAAATGGAAAGGCTACCCTTACAACATAATATAGATTTAGGCGAACCTGCTCCACATAAAGGTAATAATGGTAGTACATTCTATACTTCTAGTGTAGGTTTGGATTTAACAAATAAGTTAGATATATCCGAAAATGACCATAAGTTATTTGGAGATTTTATGGATTGGATTAAGGTTCATAATGATACTATAAATACTAAATGGAGTGAAGCAGTAGACGAAAGACAAAATGAAATATCAGAAGATGATATGAAAACTGTTGATAGCTTCATAGACGTGGATATGGAATCACAAAATGCCTAATCCTACTCACCCTGCAGAACTGTTAGTGCATCAGTATATGTCTGATGCATTAAATGGTAAAACAATAATGCCTGACTCTGTAATAGAACAGGTAGGCAAAGATGTAATGGATGCACTAAAAAAGCAGTTCGGCAGTGAGGATAGCCGTAAAGACTTTAGGTTACGTATGTCAAACTTAGGTAGACCTACTTGTCAATTGTGGTTTGAGAAAAATAAACCTGAGCTTGCTTCAGGTAAGCCTAACAACTTTATGATGAATATGATGTTAGGTGATATTGTTGAAGCAGTATTTAAGGGTTTACTCAAAGCATCAGGAGTTAAATATGAAGAACCTGAAAATGTAGAATTAGAAGTTGATGATATAAAAATAAATGGTACTTATGATTTAGTTGTTGATGGTGCAGTTGACGATATAAAGTCTGCTTCAAGTTGGTCTTACGATAATAAGTTTGAATCTTTTGAAACCTTGAGTGAAGGCGATGCCTTTGGTTACATAGCACAGCTAGTTGGATACGCAGAAGCATCTAAAAAAGAAGTAGGTGGTTGGTGGGTAGTCAACAAAGCTAATGGTAAGTTTAAGTATGTATCAGCTAAAAATGTAGACAAGCCAAAAGAGATGAACAAAATAAAAGCTACAGTTCAAAAAGTTAAAGAAAATAACTTTGAACGATGCTTTGAACCTGTAGAGGAAACATTTAGGGGTAAAGCTACAGGCAATAAAGTCTTAGGAATTAATTGTAGTTTCTGTGACTATAAACATTCTTGTTGGGAAAACTTACAAGAATTACCATCAGTAATGTCTAAGGCACAGTTCCCTAAAGTTGTGTCCTATGTTGAACTAAGAAAGGAGTACGTAAATGAGCAAGTCACTTGACGAACTAAAAGCCAATATAGAAGAAATGGAAAAGCAACTAGCTGAAGCTAAAAAAGAATATCGTGAAATGCGTACAGCAGGTTTGCGAGATGCTATAGAAGCTAGGAAAGCAGCCGATGAAGCAGTAAAAGAAGAGCTAAAGAACTTAGGTTATTCTAATACTTATTCATATAGTAATCCATTTATTTCTTGGCGAAACTTCTAGGTGTCTCCTCATAAAATAAGAAGAGATGCTATAAAGCATGGGTATAGGAGTGGCTTAGAGCATAAGTTATCTATCTATCTTGATGAATTAAAACATAAATATCTTTATGAAAAGATTAAGATAGAATGGGAAGATTTATCATACCGCACCTATACCCCTGACTTTGTGTTGAACAATGGTATCATTATAGAAACAAAAGGTAGGTTTCTAGCACTTGATAGACGAAAACATCTAGCCATTAAAAAGCAACATCCAAAGTTAGATATAAGATTTGTATTTACAAATAGTAGAAGTAAACTAAGAAAAGGTGCTAAATCTACATATGCAGATTGGTGTATTAAATATGGTTTTAGGTATTATGATAGGATTATTCCTGAAGATTGGTTAAAAGAAAAAGGTAAAAATAAACATCCTAAGTTTATAAAATTTATGGGTAATAAAGTAAGGAGAAAATAATGGAAGCAGATAATAAAGGCAACAGATTTTTTATAGAAGTAATACCAGATGTTACAAAGGATGGTCAATTTACAGGCATGTTTAATTTACAAATATGTGCTACTCCTATTAATATATCCGAAGATGGCTTTGACAGAGTAGAGCACATATGCCAATTAGGATGTGCGGCATTGTCTTTGATGCAGGAAGATGAAGAATTTAAAAATACAGTATACGATTTTATGATGTCACCACAAATAAGTGACAATGATAATCAAATTATAAAACCAACAATAAAAGATGTTACAGAAAATGTAATAACTTTAGACTTTAATAAGGAAACAAAGCATTGACTTATGTTAATAAAAAGAGTACAAAAGATATGAGACACTTAGAATACATGGCTTACCAATCAGAAAAGGAGAAAAAAATGGAAAAGCAAGACATGGTTAATAGTCCTGCCCATTATAACAAAGCAGGTATTGAAACTATAGATGCATTAGAAGCAATGCTTACGAATGGGTTTGATTATTATTTACAAGGAAACATAGTCAAGTACTTATGGAGATACAGATACAAGAATGGTGTAGAAGACCTCAAGAAAGCACAGTGGTATCTGAATAAACTTATTGAGGTCTATGATGGTAAAAGTTAATATGATGATATCAATGAAGGTAGACCCTGAAGAATATCCCATACCTTCAGACGGAAGATTAGACGAAGAAATAGAGGATTATATAACCGATTTAATACACGAGATAGAAGGAATAAAAATCACGAACATGAGAATTACAATGGAGAATAAAGATTATGATTAGCAACTATTTACCTACCGACTACCAAAATTTTATAGCACTCTCTCGCTATGCAAGGTGGAAAGACGATGAACAAAGAAGAGAGAATTGGGGAGAAACAGTAGATAGATACTTTAATTACATGAGTACTCATCTAAATAATAATTATGGTTTTACTTTAACAAAAGCTTTGAAAGAAAAGCTAACACATCAAATATTGAATTTAGGTGTCATGCCTAGTATGAGAGCTTTGATGACAGCAGGTCCTGCTTTGGATAGATGTCATGTAGGTGGATATAACTGTAGCTATATACCTGTAGATAGCCCACGTTCATTTGATGAATGCATGTACATACTTATGTGTGGCACGGGTGTAGGTTTCTCTGTTGAACGTGAGAATATAGACAAGCTACCTATTGTCAATGAGCACTTTGAGGACAGCACTACTATCATCACTGTCGCTGACTCTAGACCAGGTTGGGCAAAAGCACTGAGAGAACTTATCGCTATGTTATATGTAGGACAAGTTCCAAAATGGGATGTATCACAGGTAAGACCCGCAGGTGCTAGGCTAAAAACATTTGGTGGTAGAGCATCTGGTCCTGCTCCCTTAGTTGAGTTGTTTCAGTTCTGCATACAGAAATTCAAAGGAGCTAAAGGCAGAAGACTATTTCCTATTGAGTGCCACGATTTAATGTGCAAGATTGGTGAGGTTGTAGTTGTAGGTGGTGTAAGACGTTCTGCTCTTATCTCTTTATCTAAGTTAGGCGATGACCAAATGAGACATGCTAAGTCAGGTCAATGGTGGGAGAATGAAGGGCAAAGAGCCTTAGCTAATAACTCTGTAGCATTTAAAGGTAAGCCTGAGATGGGTACATTCATGCGAGAGTGGACATCTTTATATGAATCCAAGTCAGGTGAACGTGGTATATTTAATAGACAAGCAGCTAAAGTTAAAGCACAAGAGAATGGTAGGAGAGATGCTGACCACTACTTTGGATGTAATCCTTGCAGTGAGATTATACTTAGACCTTATCAGTTCTGTAATCTTACTGAAGTTGTATGCAGAGCTACAGATGACTTAGCATCTTTGACAGAGAAAGTACGTATGGCTACTATACTTGGTACATTTCAATCCACACTTACAAACTTTAAATATTTACGTAAAGTATGGAAAGATAACACAGAGGAAGAGAGATTATTAGGAGTTTCCCTAACAGGTATCTTGGATACAAATATATGGACAGAAGAAGTACTTACTATGTTAAGAGAAGTAGCGGTAGAAACTAATAAGAAGATGGCTAAAGACTTAGGTATACCACAGTCAACTGCTATTACTTGTGTAAAGCCAAGTGGTACAGTTAGTCAATTAGTTGACAGTGCATCAGGTATTCATGCTAGACACAATGACTACTACGTCAGAACTGTACGTGGCGATAACAAAGACCCATTAACACAGTTTATGAAAGAGAGTGGTATACCAAGTGAGCCTTGTGTTATGAAACCTGATAGCACTACTGTGTTCAGCTTTCCTATGAAGTCACCTGAAGGTGCTGTCACTAGAACACAGATGTCTGCTATTGAACAGCTAGAGTATTGGCTCATGTTCCAAAGACATTGGTGTGAACACAAGCCTTCTGTTACTGTGTCTGTCAAGGAAGATGAATGGATGGATGTAGGAGCATGGGTATACAAGAACTTTGATGAAGTGTCAGGTATATCTTTCTTGCCATTCAGTGACCATACATATGCTCAAGCTCCTTACCAAGATATAAATAAAGAAGAGTATACTGAATTATATAGTAAGATGCCTATGTCTATTGATTGGTCTAAGTTAGCAGACTTTGAGAAGGAAGACACAACTAGTGGTGGTAGAGAACTAGCTTGCACAGCAGATGCGTGTGAGATGGTTGACATACAGGCTAGTTAATGCTAGAATCTGCAGAACTATTATGGTGGCAATGGTGGTTACTTATCGCCATTTCCATCAATACTACAATAAACTTAATCGTGTTCTTTAAAGGTAGAAAGTTACATATAAGAGAGTTTCTACACTTGAAGCCTAAAAGAACTAAACCCTCAACTCCAAGAAAGGAGAAATAATATGGATGTATTAGAACCCTGCATAGAAGATAGAAAAAAGTTTGACATAGACTTAGAATATGGAAAAGTAAGAGAACGTCATGTAGCAGATATGTTGCAAGACAAAAAGATAGAAGTAAAAAGTGAACGAGGTATGTGGCAAAATACAGGCAACATAGCTATAGAATATGAAAGTTATGGTAAGCCTAGTGGTATAAATGCCACAGAAGCTGATTATTGGTTTCATAACCTTTGTGTAGGAGATGATACTTTCTGCACATTAGTGTTTAAAGTAGATTCTTTAAAGCAAATAATAGAGAATCTTGATTATAAGAGAACAGTTTCAGGTGGAGACCACAATGCATCAAAGATGTATTTGTTGAATCTGCAGAAGTTATTCTCATCTGATGTAATAAAATCATTTAAAGGAGTATAATATGAGAGACATGATAATAAATGCGATAAAAACTAAGATGATAGGGCAGATGAATGCTCATATAGCTAATGCAGAGGTTATGTTAAATAATCCTGTTGGTGCAAGAGACAGAGCAACTGTGATAGACACGATTGAGAAAGAGTTGTCTGCTTTAGAACATCTTGATGGAAGACTTAACGTACTAACTAAATATTTTGAAAGGAGTAATGAGAATGCAATTGAGAATCAACAACAAGAGAAAGAGAAATCCAAATCTAAGTAAATACGATGCACCTTTAAAGATACAATTCAATAGAGGTCTCAGTGATTTTAAAAGAGGTAAGATTGTCAATCCTTATAACCCCAATACTATGCAAGCACGAGAGTGGGATAGGGGTTTTAATGTATCCTACTTTCAACGATTAGAAAGGGTCAAACGAGATGAAGCTAGAAGAAGAAGCGAGAAAATTTATGCAGGATAAATTAGTTATAGAAGAAGTAATGACTGCTGAGTTTTATGAAATGAAAGCAGGACAGACAGCTATCTTCCCTGAACACAAAGCCCTAGAGTACTTAGCTCTAGGGTTAACGAGTGAAGCAGGGGAAGTTGCAGGTAAGGTAAAGAAACTTATACGTGATGGTGAGGATATGGAAGGCTTTGAATTAAAGAAGATAGCCATAGCATCAGAGGTAGGTGACGTACTTTGGTATTGTGCTATGCTTTCTAAAGAGGTAGGTGTTCCATTGAATGATATTATGAAAGATAATTTAAAGAAGTTACACGGAAGAAAGATACGTGGAACATTGCATGGGTCAGGAGATAACAGGTAGCTTTAGTTTAACTCTTGGAATGCTTTAGCTGTTGTTGGAAATAATTCTTTTTCACCGAACATTTCTTGATATACAGATAAAGCTCCTAAGTAATCACCATCTATACCTTCTCCAACTGTGACATCGTACATGCTTGTACCATTACCATAGTTAGGACTATTTTTATACTGTCTTTCTACCAAGGCTCTTTGTGTTTTTGGTATGTCAAAAAACCTAGCTCTAAATTTTCTATTTCTTTCTAGTGGTGTGTCTTTAGGAGAAGGTTTAATAACTTTCATCCTAGATACACCTCTGTAAGCATTGATTAAGTCTTTAAGATGCTTTCTTTTTAAACCATCAGAAGGTAAATCTTGATAGTCATTACTGAGTATGTAAGGTAGGATATAGTTATCCATAGCCCTACCCATCTCACCTTTTGATAAGTTTGACCACACACCTTCACCTTTAAATTTTCTAGGAGCTATTTCTCTAAAATCAAACCTTAATCTATCAAGCTCTGCTTGTATCATTGTTTTTGATTCTTTCTGTGTAAATCCTGTAAGCATTTTAACAAAAGGATTTACATTTCTTAATGGTCTGTCTCTACTAGGATTATATATAGGGGTGTCTTCTTCTTCGTCATACTTCTTAGGAAGAGGTCTTGTTGCCCTTTTGAGCATATACTCCATCATATCAACATCATTAGTGTCTTGAACTATTCTGTAGTTAGGGTCTAATACAGTTCCAGCTATGTCCTTTAATACGCCGCCACCTACTAGTGCAGTACCAAAGAAATCACCAGCTATTCTTGCAGTTACTTCTTCAAATTCTTGCTCACTAGCACCTTCTCCATTTATGTTAAGTAGATTATCAACTAAACTATCTACAACATATAAACCTGTACCTGCTCTACCTAGACCACCTGTAAATGCATTTATAAAATCTCTAGTTTTTCCAGGTATACCTACAGCAACTTTTTTATTATCATGTATTTGAGGCAATGTCAGTCCTGCAACTTTTCTAGAACTTTCATCAGGACCTGTGTGTCTATACAACCAATCAGCTAGATAAGCAAAGCCCATGAAAGGACCAAGGGAAGCTGTTAAATCGTAACTTTCACCTTGAAATTTAAAATCATAAGGTCCTGTATTCTCATCACCAAATTCATGCCTTAATCCATAGAATGCGGATAACATCGCTAAACCTGTAGCTTGTTTAGCAAAAGATTCAGGGTCTAGCTTTATGAATGATTTCTCTCCAGCCTTTCCTCTTTTATTAAGAATACCCCCCATATTTACCATACCTAATACTGGCATGTGCTCATATTGAAATATTAATTGATTAACTAAATAACGTGGAAAAGGTATTGCCGCAGAAGGAAGTATGCCTGATGAAAATTGGATAAAGCCATCAAAGAAAGTATTCATCCACCCTCTTCTCTCCCTGAATTTACCAGATTGATATGTAAAATCTATAGCTTTTTCCATAGCACCACCTATAGCCTTATCATCTATTAAGCTGAATTTACCCATAGATTTTTGTGCGTTTATAGGGTCTAAATAGGCTTCCTCGAAAAAACCTTTTAAGCCACCCTTTTGTCCATTAGCAAACATATATTTATCTAGTTCTCTAGAAAACACAGCACGTTTAAACATGTTATCACTTAAAGTATTTAAGTAATTCATTTTTCTAGCTACCCAAACAACTCCACTCTCCGCACCTGTAATTTCTCCTACATCTCCCATTTCTTTAAACAAGTTCTTAGCTAAATCAGATTTAGAAAACCTCTCATCTCTAAATAGTAATTCTAAAGCCTCTGTTTCCCAAGACTTAGTTCCTAACCATAAATCCTTACCATAAGCAGACTGACCTCCTGTTCTCATTTGAGCTATACCAAGGTTTACTGCTCTTTTTGCTTCTTGTTTTAATATATTATCATCTAAAACAGACCCTGCTATCTTTTTACCAAGCCCAATACCTGTGTTAATTAAGCCTTCACCTAAGTTATCTAAAGCGTATGCGTAATTTCTCATGTAACCATTTGTTGTGTTACGTGCAGTAGTAGCAGTTTGAATAGTCATAAAGCCTATACGTGCTTTATTTAGAGCACCAAGATTAAACCAATTATTGTATACATTAGCAACCTTAGTTCCTATACCACCATTTTGTTCTCTTACGACCTTCTGTGCTGGAGTAACTATATCGCCAAGATTTATTAACTTTTGGTCTAGTTCAGTTATTTCAGCTAAAAGCTGTTTTCTTTCTAACCTAGCTAATCTACCTGCTCCACCTATTAACCTAGCTGCTTTACTATATTCCTCAACCATTAAAGAAGAAAGCTGTTGCATACTTATGCCATGTTCATTTAATATTTCATATATTTTATCATCTTTAATTACATTATTACCTAAAGCCCTAGATAACCTAGATGTAAATCTTTCGGTAGCTACAGCCTTACCACCCTTCTTTGTAGTAACTTCTTTAGCTATAGGTGGAGGTAAAGCATCCATACCTTTTAGGTTTATAATACGTGATGCCGCAGCAGCTATATTTTCATGTAATTTTTCTTCTAAAGATAAATCAAATCTACCTTGTTTAAATTCTATATCACCTGCTATACCTTCTTTGAACTGCTTTCCTTCTTCTAACTTTTCAGGAACAGTTTCTTTTAACGCTAGTTTCCTTTTACCTTTTTCAGGCACAAGTTCTACACCTTCTGATATAATATTTTTAAATTCTTTAGCATCTTTTTTTGTCTTAGATGAACGAAAAACTTTCTGAGTAAAGTTCTTATGAGCAGATTCAATGTTAACAGATTCTTTTTTTATAGCCACTTGTCTTATTTGTTCAGCGACATTAGAACTTAATGTACGACTTGTACCTGTTATAGCACCTATTGTACCACTACCTAATGCACTAAAAGTAGTAGCCAATGCTATATTTTCTAAGCTAATACCATCTTTTATACCAACATCATCTCTAATACGTTCTTGTTGATACACAGTGTACCCACTAGCAGCCCCATCTACTGCCATAGCACCTAAAGCTGTTCTATAGCCACCTTGAATAAAACCTTCTTTTGCTACACCTAGCCTTTGACCTAATGTTGGCTTTTTAGCAGATTCTTGGGCTACCCTTTTTGCGGTAGCTCTAATACCTTGTTTCTTTAAACTTTCTGTAGCACCTTTTTTGAGAGCTTCTCTTATACCTAACTTAACTCCCTGTTGAGCAGCTATAGCACCTGCCTTACTTGCACCAAAAGAAAACATACCTGCATAAGTTGATGGTGCAGTAAATACACCACCTAGATAATCTTGAGCTGCATCTAAACCTAAGTCACTATCCATCTTATCAAATGTTTCCATGAGTCTACCAAATCTTTCTTTGGTAACATCATCTGCTTGTTGTACATAAAACAAATCTCTAGTAGCAGTTACTTCATTAACATTTTGATAACGGAAATGTTCCATAAACCTGTCATATATTTCTTTCTTACCTTCTTCTGTATCAATAGAATTTTTAGGTTGATAATTTTCTCTTTCGCCCAAAATAATACGAGCATCTTCAATAAAGTCTTTATCCTTTATTAAATTTTGCTCTGTCATATCTTCTGGGTCATAATAATTATATGACATTATTTATTATATTCCTCTTTCCAGTCCATACCCATTACTCTTTTGTATTCAGATTTCCAATCTGCTACTTGTAAAGCTATCAATCTATTCTTAATAGATTTTGCTTGTATCTTTTGCTGAGTAGAATCTGAAGAATTTAGGAATTTATTTTTAGCTGAGGATATAGTTCTGTCGTTGTCAATCTTACTAATAGTTTCTTTAGTAGTTTTAGTAAAACCTGTTTTATCAGGTTCAGGAACACCACCACTACCGCCTCCACCGTCTTTAGTATATGATACTTTTTCATTTGAAATTGTAATATAAGGTGGTATATTATCCGATGCTGGTACTATTGCAATCTTATAACCATTCTGCCCAGCAGCATGCATCAATCTATCAGGAGTTATGTATTCCCCTTCTTTTCCTTCTAATCCTTTAAAACCTTTAGGAAGTTTGTTAGGAACTAAACCTCTAGCAGTTTGCTCATAGCCAAGACCGTAATCAGCTTTGTTCATTTTAGACCATCTTAAAGCGTCAGCCATTTCTTGACCTTGGTCTGAAACCAATTTAGCATTTTCAGATTTTGAAATAGCAGGAATCCAATCTTTTGTGTATGGGTCTATATTTCCTTTAAGATTAGCAAATGCAGCTGCACTTTTAGAAAAAGAACCTGCAAAGCTTCTTACTTGAGGGTTTGTTAATGGTTTATCTGATTGGGCTAGTATAGACATTTCTGTTTGAAATGCTCTTTCTTTATACTCTTTCTTTTTATCAGGGTCTGTTTCATTTTCTGCGGCAGCTTTTAACTTAGGTAAATTTTCTTTTAAATTATTTGTTAAAGATAATTCAAATCTATCTACACTCAACTTTCCTGCTGCCCCTATCTCACCATAACTCACAGGTTTTTCAGACAATCCAGATAATGCCATATCAGACTCAATAGTTCTTTTCATATATTTAGGTATAGCATCTTCGGATGAAGCAAAAATATTTAAAATATTAGAGCCACTACCTTCCAAAGCCTTTCCATAATCTAAGTCTGGTATATTCATAGGTACAGTAATTAATTCTGCTAATTGTTTTGTGGAAGGTGTTTGATAACCTTCGGTAGGCTTATATTTAAGAATTTGAGAAGCAGACATATTTGTATCTTGCATCTTCTTAACAACAGCAGGTATAACAGATTTAGCATAACTATAACCACCTTCACTTGTAATCAAGCTATGTAAAATGCCAGAACCATCAGGACCTAATGCAGCAGCTAAAGATTTTATTTCTTCTTCATTTTCTCTAAATTCTTTTTTATATCTAGGCATCTCATTTGCGGCTTTGTTCATTCGTATTTCAGATAATCTACTAACTTTACCATCTAAATCATCCATAGCTTTCTGAACACCTTTAGCACCAGAAGTTGCTAATCCTTCAATAAGACCTAAACCAAAATCACCGAACCGTATACCCATTTAATTTCTCCTTGCCATTAAACCCATAGGTTCTTCTTGTGGACTCTCCTCAACTTCTTCTGAAGCAGACTCCATTTTAACTTCTTCAACCAAAGTATCAGCCATCCCATCTTCAGGGTCTACTGACTTTTTATCCATTTCATTACGTAACTTTTCAACAGTTCTTTTAGCTAATGAATCTCTATTTGTTCTAGGCTCATCTTCTAAACCTGTATCATATTCAATTCCTGCCGAATCTCCTATCACCATCATTGTCTCAATTAATACAGGTAATACTAATAAACCCACATCTGTTGTGTGTTTACCTTCCATCACACCTGCCAATTGTATAGTATTTGCAAGTGTAGTTAAGGGTATTCCCATATCCATAACATCTACAAGTTGGTCAGCAAACTCATCATTCATCATTCTAGATGTGTAATGGTCTACTGCTGCTTCAACTGTAGGATATTGCGGAGGTTGTTGCCAAGGTCTAGCACCAAGCTCGTGTGTCAAAGACATTCCCGGAATAGGAGCATCTAATTTAGGTTGTTTCTCTTCCATTATTTTTGAATCCTAATCTTTTATTTCTAATTGTGTTTACGTATTTAGCTATTCTATAAGCAGGTTGATTAATTAATTCTTGATTCATACCCTTATTTACAGAATTTCTTGATGAAGACAATAAACCACCTTTTTTAGTTTTAGGCTCAACTGGGTCTATTTCTATCTGTTCCATTAACTTATACATAGATTTTGCGTAATTAGTTTCCATATTATAATCCAAACCTCAAGTATGCAGTACCTAGTGTACCAATTAAATTTCCAATGGCACTACCAGCAGAAGAAGACCTTCTACTTGATGCCTCATCTCGCCTTACACCTGCATCAATTTGTGCTTCAGCTAAAGTTGTCATTCTATCTAATTCATTTTCAGCAGAAGTCCAAGCCCACTCCATTGTGTCTGCATAATACTGCCATAAATTATCATATGCATTTTTAGACACATTAAGTAACGCAGTAGCATTTAATTCATTAGCACGGTTAATAGCTGCAGTATCTGCTGTAGCAATCTGTCTTCTCCACTGAGCGTTACTCTGTGCTATTATCATTTGATTCTGTGCATTGAATTGGTCACGTTGATTGTTTAATTCGGCATTAAATCTTTCAACTGTGTTTGCTTGACCTGCATTGAATTGACTTTGAGCATTTGCTTGAGTAGCATTGAACTGTGCTACCTGCGTATTTAAACTAGCAAAGAATTGGTCTACTTGATTTTGACTAGAAGCATTAAACTGTTTAGCAGCATTTGTAGCAGCTTGGTCTGTAAACAATGCCTGTGTTCTTTGTTGTGCTTTAAATAAATCTGTCTGCTGTTGATTAGATAAATTAGCCATTTCCATCTGCAAGAAAGACTGTGCATTTTGTACTGCTGACTGTTGCCTGTTATTTAAATTAGACATATCTAAGTTAGCTAACGCAGAAGCTTCCGCCATAACCATTGCTTGTCTATTAGATAGATTATTCAAGTTCATTGTATTTACAGCACGAGAGTTCTCTAGAGCTATGTTCTGCTCTGCTGTGAAGTTCATGTTAGCTATATCACCAATTCTAGCAGAGTTCTGTACCCTTGCTTGAAATGCTTGGTCAAACTCTTGTCCTATGAACTGTGCACGTTGTTGTGCAGCAAGCATTGCTCTTTGCTGTCTATTGGATAAATTCTGTGATTCAAACTGTGCCTGTGTTTGTGCATCAGCTTGAGCTATAGGCAATGCAGATTCTAATGCACCTTGTATAAGTGCTTGACCTGCAATTGAAGATGCACCCAAACCTCTAGCTGCCAACTGTCCTTGAATACCACGTAATGCTCCTGCAGCCCATGGAGGAGGATTATTAGCATCAAAGTTTTGGGTAAGCTGTGCTAGTTGTCCTTGTACTGTAGCCTTCTCACTAGGAGTTGCTGTAGCAGCTTCAATCTGTTCTGCAAACTTAGACGCTTTTTCTGCATCTGCCGCACCTGATATTAATTCACCATCCTGTATCTCACGTTGTACAGGGTTCTCCATTAATGTTGCACTTCCTTGTGCAGCATTTAAATCTGAAACAGCAGACTTAGTTTGTTGAGCAGCTAAAACTTTAGCACGTGGGTCATTAGGGTCTGTTTGAGCAGCTTGGAGTGAATCTAGGGATGAGTTAACCTGACCTGCTACAGCTTCAGGTGTCATAAGATTAGCGTCAGTAACACCTGGCTGTTCTGCCATAGTTGTTGAAGCCATTGCTGTTGGTACAGAAACAGTGCCTGACACTTGACCTGTGCCTTGCTGTAACATTTGGTCAGGTGATTGTCCTATGCCTACAGCAGTGGCTGTTGCACCTTCAGGTAAAGCAGGGTTAAATGCTAGTTTACCTGTTATATCAGCTACTGAACCACCTATAGATGGAGCAGGAGGTATATATCCTGGAGTTGTTGCAATAGGACTACCTTCTTGTACAGACACAAGTTGTGGTCCATCCGCTGCTATGTTATCAGTAATAGTTAATCCAACTTCTCTAGCAAAGTTTTTAAAGTCTTCTGTAAACTGACCACCACCAAGTCCTTGATACCCTTCCTGTTCAGATAAACGCACAGGACCACTATATATGTTTCTTACGTAGTCTAATATCTTATCTGATTTATTTGTTCCTAGAGGGTCATCAGTATCATCTTTTGCTAACTCTTCTTGCATAGCATCAAAGCTAGTTTGAATGTTAGGGTTTTTAAATGTATTTGTTCCTGGAAATGTTTCTACATTCTGTCTGTAGTCAGCATAAGGGTCAACACCTTCTTCAGGTACACCTAAGTATTGGTCATCCATTTGGGGGATGTATTGTTGTGGTAAAGGTTGAGGTTGAGCAGTTTGTGCGTAAGGTTGAACAGCATACCTTGGAGTTTCATTCATCCTTCTATTAATTTCTTCGTCTGACATACCCGGATAGTATTGCTCTAAAATAGCCGCTACCCTTGGGTTATCTTTAAACATCTTTAT